TGAAACCTCCCAGGTGGATGTGGAGGGCATTGGCAGCCACACCGCAAACGCCCTTTACAAGTACCGGACCCAGCTCCAGGTGGTGGAGGAGGGCGCAATCAACGCCCTGGCCGGATCCAGCGAGGTGCCCTGGTATATCGTGGGCGACAAGACCACAGCCAAGAGCGTGCAGGTGGACTACCTGAACGGAGTGGAAACCCCCAGTTTCCGCCGGAGCGAAAAGGCCGGTTACCTGGGCTTTGTGTGGGACATTTGGCTGGACTGGGGTATCACCGTCATGGACTACCGCGGCATTGTCCGCAATAACGGCGTAGCCATTACAGAGTAAGGAGGTACAGAGCAATGAACGCAAGATACTGGCAGAGAGGCGAAACCCTGGACTACACCGCCGAGGACGCCGTGGCCAACGGCCAGGTGGTGAGCCTGGGGAACCGGATCGGCGTGGCCGGGAATGACATTGCGGAGGGCGCAACCGGCGCCCTGCATGTCACCGGCGTGTACATCATGGACAAGAAAGCCTCCGAGAAGATCACCATGGGCGCCCCGGTGTACTATGACACCGCGGAGGACGAAATCACCGCCACCGAAAAGGGAAATATCCCCGCCGGCTATGCAGCCGCAAC